TGCCCTTGAATTAATGGAGTAATGTAATTTTCATATCTTTCTCTTGATATAATCAATCTAACTTCATCTTTAGACTCGATACCAAATTTTGATAAAACATCTCCAGCACCAGAATAAGCATCATAGTTATCAACATATGCTTCAATTGGTAATGCACTATCAAACTTAGATTGTACTACTTCTCTTATTACTGTATTTTCTTTTAGATACTTTCTAGGAATGTAATAGATGTCAACACCATACATCCTCAATTGTTCATTGATTAGACTTTGGACTAAATTTTGCTCAGAAGAAGTACCCTGAGTGAAGAAAGGATTTAATACCATTAGCCTATCATGTCAAGTGGTGGTAATTCGTATGTATTTGACATCATCTCTTTAATCTTATCCAATTCTCTCTCTGCATCATCGTATATTTGTCTCCCATTTAATTCAATCCCACCTGGAAGTTTGACACCTTGGAATTTAATTAAATTTTGTCCCCATTGCCTTTTGATGAGAGCAGTCAAATATCTTTTTAAGAATGAATCATTATAAACCCTTGCAAAATCATTTGGATCTAAAAGTCTCCAACAATCAATGACAATATATTCATCCTTTACGACTGTTCCCCAATCTACATCTAGATATAGTCTATCTTGCCTCTGATTAAATCTTACCTGCTTCTCAGTATTTAATAGGAAATCAATATCCGAGAGATAAGTCTTTGTCATTGCATAACCTAACATCTCCATAGAATTGAAGAAGTACATATCATTCAAAAATAATTGATATTTAAGACCAAACATTCCATTAGATATTGTACTTGTATCAAATCTAAATATTTTATTAATTCCAATTACTGCTGGAGGAACTTGAATATAATTACTATTTTCTTCATATGAAAATGATGCAGTAGCGCCATCAATAGATGTACTCGCAGTTGTAGTTACAAGTCCTATAGGGTTACTTCCAGCTCTACCCTGACCTCTATCAATATCATCTTGAGTTATTTTGTATTTCAAATATGTCTGAACTACGCCATCAAAATGCCTCTCATGGAAGTACTGGAGCGCATCATCGACTAAATCATCAATCTGCTCATCAGCAACGTTTATCTCCAATACAGGAGCACCTAGTTGCCTCTTACAGTAATTAACTAGATCTGTTCTACTTGCTGGTTGAGCCATTTATTCTCTAGTTTCCTATGTGTATTTAGGTTCTTTGCGTGACAGTATTATATACATAAACATTACCATTTACTAAAGGATACGTTGTTGATCCCACAGTAACCAAAACATCATACATATATCTACCTTGATCTAATGCCTTAGTTTGAGTATCTGTTAGAGAAACCTGTAACACGCCATCTAAAGCACTTGTTATACCAACTGTAAAGGTAGTGTAATTATCACTACCAGTTGATGCTCCAATACCAATAGATTTGGATAACTTTCCTGCTCCAGAGTAACTTGTAAAATTGAAAGCACTATTTGAAGTACTCTTAACATTAAATGTTTGAGTAAAATCTGTCCCACTATAAATGGTCAAATTTGCGCCATAAGGAACTCCAGAATCTGGATCAAAATTAATTGTACTAGACGCCATTAGTTATTCCTATGAGTTTCATGGTTTCTTGCTGTTTATAATATAGTTTGCAAAAAGATTTTGCAATATTCTTTAATTCGTCACGATCATCACAACTATCTATCTGTGATGCCAATTTAGTGTAAGCAAACTGCTTCGACAAATTGCTTAATTCAATGCTATCTGGATCCATTTAATAACTCCCTAAGTAATGACTTAATATCGTTGATATCATCTTTAATGGTAGCAACTTCATCTTCAATTGTTTGCATCTTTTGATTCTTTACATTTTTAGCCTCACGACTAGCAACATATTGATCATATGATACTTTATTTACATTAATCACCGTATTAGTTTTGGGATCTCTTGCGAGATCCTGATGACCTTTTACTGTATAAATTTCCATATTATGCTAAAGCAATTACTCTAAGATTTTTCATTTGAGGTACTAATGTTTGATTTGTCGAAGTCATTACAATTTTGATTCTATAAGATCTAAACGTTTGTAGATTGTCAACTGTAAATGTACGTTCTACAAAATCAGTATCTTCAAGACTAAATCCTCTCTTAGTTGAGGGTGTTACGAAAGAATCAGATCTTCCGTCATTATTTTCTTCATTAAGTACCAATCCATTAACATCAAGGTTTAAATATCCTGGGAATGGAGTAAATATTGGTTCAAGTCCTGGATTAGCACTAATAGCATAGAATGCTCTAACGTCACAATCTGCTGGAATGTGAGTATCAGCAAAAATCTTTAATGATGTTGCTGGATTCTCTAGAGTTATTTCTTTGGAAATATACTGACATGCACTGGGATCATTAAAGAAAGTATTTACTCTAGGATCAGTAGCATAATTGGTAACTTCAGAATTAACTCTATTTGATGTTGCATATACACTACATCTTTGAAGTTCAATTTGAGGACTTAGTTTAGAATTAGTGGTTCCAAGGAAAAGTCTCATTTGCATAGATTTATTACCTTCAATAGAATCTAATTTGCGATCTTCATTTACCTTAGAGAAAATTGCTCTAGGACTATCAAGATAATTATTAGTATTTAAAACAACATCTTCAAATCCCGCATTTACATAAGGAATTTCATTTCCACTTATACTTTGCGTGGTAACAGTTCTTATCTGACCAGATAAAGAAGTTCCCTCCACAGTAGTATTGTGTATTGATGGTTTAATAATTTCAAATGGAATGTTTTTAGTAGCCTTCACATTATCTCCACCCGTAGACCTGGATGAATTGATGAACAGTTTAGGTAATGGTGTTCCAACGGATCTATCGGCATTATCAACTGACCCAATAGTTCCAAATTTTTCGGACATATCAAGTTTTATGTAATAAGAATCTAAAGTTATTGGATTTGTAATAGTTACTTCGCTTAAATCATGAGTTTTATTAATTCTAGCAAGACTTACTCCTCCCAATTCATACTTATAAACAGGCGTATCGGCTGGGTATGTTTTAGGAATTTCTCCCCTAGAAATAGTACCACTAATGGTTGATGAAGTACTATTGGTATATTCTATAATTTCTTCACCAATGAGAATTAATCCAGTATTAGTCGTAGAGACACTAGCGTTTTCAAATGTTGAGAATCTATCTCCAGTTCCACTACTTACCTGTATTGGATCTGTAGATGATTTACTATATTCTGCAGTCAGTTTTGTGGGTTTGATATCTGGCAGAATGCCCGAAATTCTTACAAAGTTATCATCAAAATTCATTCCATGATTTACATGGTTGACTTTAATATGCAAACCATCAGTAATAGATTCTATTCCATTTGAAGGAATTGTCACATCTCCACCATTGCTACTATTCAATTCTCTTTCAGTATTACTATTGTCAAAGAAACGAATAGTTCCAGCGGCCCCAGTAATAAATTCTCCTTGAACATTACCAATGACTAATTGAGAAGTAAGTCCAATACCAGTTAATGTAAATCTTGCATTTGTACCAACACTTAACCCAATTGGATCTGAAGATGATGGTGAAGGTGATGCAGCACTAATAGTAACTACGTCACCAACCTGATAACCATTTCCACCATTACCAGTAATTGTTGCTGCAATAGCAACACCATCTTCAATAGTAACATTTGCGACTGCTCCAGATCCCTTACCGGAAATTGAGACTAAGTTAACATTTCCATAACTAAGTTGTCCATCAGCTGGAGTATATCCAACACCAGGATTAGTTATTGACATTGTTCCGACTGCACTGGCAGCAACTCCAACTAAATCTCCCTCTGCAGTTCTATTAATAGGAGTTCCTTGGAAGAAAGTGTTGCCAAGAATATAACGATCATCAGCAACTGTTGTTCCAAGTCCGACACGAATTTCATTTGAAGAAATATTCAAAGGATTTTCTTGAAGAGTAGCGATTTGTTTATTACCTTGAGACAATTCTGGACTATAAAGATCAACAGATCCAGACTCTACAAAGTCTGCTCTATACATGGTAAATTTAAGATCTTCCCACTGACTTGCTTCCCAAGTAGATGCATTTTGAGATTTGAATAGAGATCCGAGAGTTGGTTGGTTAGAAATGTATGAATCCGTAAGGATATCATTTTCACCAACTCTAGAAATATAAACACTATACTTAGTTGAGTTAGAAATCAGACATATTGCATATTCAGTACCACCTTCCAAGTAGACTGGTGCTGCAAACTCAAAAGTAGTCGCTACAGAACCATCAGTAGAAGTGTTAACATTTTCTGGATAAATGAGAACTTCTGAAAGATCAAAATACTTAGCAGTTGGGAAACCATTACTCATTGTTCTGATTTGCATCCTAACAGGAGTATTTTCGTCATCTTTTGTGCGGAAGAACACATCACACTTGGTTATGAATACTCCTTCAGGATCCTGTGCTTCATCGATTAAGAACGACTGTGCTAGTGGGTCATACCAACCAACAATTGATTCACTAGTTTGTGCAGCACCAAGATTTCTAGTAGCAACAACTTCGGTGTCAACAGTTCTATTAACTAATTCATCTTCAAATAACTTCTTCTGCTCAATTTTAGCATTTCTAATTGAAAGAATTTGATCCTGAACAGTTTCAATAGTACCAGCAGTTACATATGCTTCTTCACCAACAGTAGTTGCAGCATCTTGATCATTATCTGGATCATTTGTTAATGTAAAGACATTAGTTCCTGTTTTGAAATTAGGATTATCACCATTGTCTGGGTCTGGAATGAAGAAACTTCCTACCAAAGCAGAAGATTTGTCCGTTACAAGTCTTACATTAGATACTTCTGCCTCTGCACCACTAGTTTCTCCAGTTAAAATCATTCCAGTTTGAATATGACCAAAGAAGTCTCCTTGTGGTTGATTTGCAAGAGAGTAAGTATCTACATTCAAGATAATTGAAGTAGATGAATATACCTCGGGAATTGTTTCACCATCTTTATAGGGATTATCTGGATAAACTTCAGTTGGAGAATCATAATCACCTTTTCTATGATTAGATTGAGCGACTCTAAAGTTAATTTTCGGATCAGTATCTTTCCCTTCCTCGCCAAGCCCTGTAGCAAGAACTCTACCTTGTACAGTTTCTCCAACCTGGAAAGTTCCAGATTTCATAGTAATTTCAATAATTTTAGGTACACAATACTTGCTTACATCTTTTCCATCAAAGAATGCGTAGATTCTAGTACTTGGTTTTAAGTTTGCTGCATAGAATTCAATATTTCTAGACCTTACGGTAGAAATAATTTCCGTACTTACGACTTTATCTCCAATAGAAAGTTCGTCAAAAGTTTCAACGACCTGATATTGAGTTCCACTTCTTGACTTTGTACCAGATTCGTTAGTGTTAACAACATCTTGTTCAACTGGTTGCGTAGTAGTTTGTTGGACTCGTTCAGCAGGTCCACCACTACCACCATTAATCCATCCACCACGACCAAATGTATCGCTAGAAGTAGTTTCACTTGTCTGAGTAGTAGATTCTGTAGAGGTTGTTCCCGACCAATTTGTTTCCCAAGAATTCCATATTTCTGAAGCAAATCCAGTTTCAGGATCAACACCATACTTTTCTTGAGCCTCAGACATAACCTGAGAATAATTACCAATACTATCAATCGTTCTTGCTTCCATTCTATTCTGGGTAACCCAATTATCTGAAGCAGGTGTTAATACTAAACTTCCTTGCCAGAAA